CTACGAAGTGCGTGAATCCCGTATTGTCGTTATGCCACTCGGCGATGATGTGGGCCTTGTCAGGATCGACTACGAGGCCAATCGGCCAGTGTCCAGGGCGGAACTTCAGCATGTAGCCGAGGAGGTTCACGAATCCCTGTGGGTCTTGAAGCACGTCGTCGGCGTCAAGTATGCCCTTAGCCTTAGCCGAGGCCCATACCGCGTTGAACGTAGCGTCGTCTATGTTCGGGTCGAAGTAAGCTATCGACAGGCAATAGCACGCAACCTTCTGTGCATCGGCGGCGAGGGCATCATCGGATTCGTGGATCATCAGATTTCCCCTGGGTGGTGGAGAGAGTGCCTAACTTCGATCTTGGCTATCCTCTCTCCGTGGTTGTCGAGACGTTCGGTATGCTTATCAACAAGAGTGTGGAGGGATTCCATAGCGTCGGTATTTGACTTGATTAGAATCTTGAATGGAGCAAGGTTGAGCCTATTTGCGACTGCGAATATCGTTCCTAGGACTGTCGCTACGGCACATCCTGCTAAAACCTGGTCCGTGGTCATCGCTTGTATCCATCGGGCCAGGGATTCGATGCTTTCATATCTGCTACTGCTTGCTTCCAACTACCCACTGGAACCTCCCCCCGTTGCTCTTTCATATATATCGGGTCTCCAATATTATGAAACCAAGATATACGGGTGTCAAGGACAGTTTGGCCTTTTGCCTGGAGTGCGTCGGCGTCAACATCGGCCTGCTTCTTGCCTACTAGCTTCATGCGGATTCCCCCGGCGAGAGGGTATGATATTTTACATCATCCCAGGCAGAGCAGTTTCCCGAATAGAATCGGCGCACGGTGACGTAGAGTTCCCTGCTGTCGCGGTGCGCTTCGAGGATCACGCCATCGGTGTCCTGCGCGATGGTCGGCCACGCCACGTCGAGCGGGTCGAACTCGTAGACCTCGCCATCGATGTTGAGCGCGTTGTCGTCCATGACGGTGATGAGCGTGTCGCGGTCGTGCTTGCAGGGAGAATATTTTAGGCGCATCTATTTCCACCTTCCGATGGCGTGCCACGATACGGCACACGTTGACCCGCCAAGATAGGGACTAAACATTAAAACTACAAAACTCGAAGGGTGAACTTCGGGAAAGTCTACCGATAGATGATAGTTGCCACTATCATTTACGCAATTCCCGACTATTAAAGGGTCCTCGATGAAAGTAGCAGGTAAATTAAAATAAACATATGCGCTGTAATATAGACCTCCGCCCCATCCTGTCGTTGTCATTATTTGACCCGTTAAACCCCAACACTCCATCGTCCCATCCGCGAACTTGATCCACGAGCCGTTGGAGTTGGAGCCGGACTCGACGATGCCTGCCCCTGCCTCGACGTAATCGGAGTATGCGATTGGGAGAGAGCTGACTGTATCCCTGCCCGCTATGACTACTCTTCCGTTTGATGTTATGCAAACGGAATATCCTAATGTTGCCAGCACCGTTAAAGTAGAGCTGTCCCCGTACTTAACGCCCCACGACAAACCTAGATCGATTGATCTAGCGGTATAACCATCAGACGTGACCGCCTGGAATAGCCCGTTGCCAAATGCGACCGCGTAAATTTGCTTTGTGCTAAAGGGATTATTGCTACCGGAAACCAAAACCCAAGTTGCTCCAGAGTCAATGGAAAACATTACTGTCCCGGTATCGCCTACCGCAATAAATACCCCATTGCCAAACGCGACACCCCTCAGGGCATTAGTGCCAGCAGGATTGGAAACTAGTCCTCCCCACGTAGCTCCATTGTCGGTGGATCTAGCAATCTGCCCACTTCCGCCAACGGCGACAAATGTTCCATTGCCATAAGCTATGGAGTTTATCCCTTGAGTGAATGAATTAGTAATTAGGCTCCCCCACGAAGCCCCGTTGTCGGTTGATCTGGCAAGTTGCGATCCTGCGGTCCCCGCTATAAACACACCATTGCCAAACGCAATTGCGTAAATGCCATACGTGGCAGAAAAGGGATTGCCTATTAAGCTCCCCCACGTTGCGCCATTATCGGTAGAACGTCCTAGTTTCCCGTGAGTTGCAGTAGCAACAAACACACCATTGCCAAACGCTACGGAGAGGGGGCCATCGGGAGCTGCGAAAGGATTGGTGATTAAACCACTAAAGGATCCCATAGGGAGAGGGTAGGCATCGACATATTTTGATATGTATCCAGCGCCAGTATTGTTGTCACGGCCAACGGCAACGAATACTCCGTTCCCGAATGCTATGCCTCCTGCCGCATTGGTGCCGAACGGCGTGCTCGTCGCCTTAAAAAAAAAGCGTCCGGGGGCGGAGAGGAGGGAGTCTCTAGCGAACACCCGGCCGGAGATGAACAGGTCGAGAACATTATTATTCCCAGTAGTGCTAGGCATAATCTCGAAAAGATGTTGCCACGCGCCGTTGATATACTCGTCAATCTGGAAATACCCATCTGTGCCTCCTGGAACTACTTGTGAATTGAGCGTGACGTTCTGCCCGTACAAGCGGACATCGCCCGATGCTGGTTCAACGTTAGGCTGGGTGACGACAGCCTGAACTACACCCTGGATAACTTGAAGCGCCGTACCGTTATTCGAGTTAACCGTATCGGAGCCTTTATTGAGGCGACCAGATACGGTCAAATCGCCTTTGATGAAAATGGGACCAACGAGGGTCTTGCCTGCATCACCCATTACTTATTCTGGCTCCCTAGATTGATCGGGACATTGAAGATTGACTTCATATCCCGGAATATCCGCTTGGACGCGGCCCTCTGCTGACCTGGAGTATACTGTGGATCGATGGAAATTACACAATCTAAAATCGTGTTCAAGGGCAATACCGCCATGCTTTCGACCGCATTCGATTGAGCGGCCACGCCTGGATGTTGCGCAAGGTAAAGATGCTCATTTATCGCGTCCCCTACCAAGGGAATCATGCTGAGATTGACTGCCTGCTCCTCATCCAGAAGCGTCTGCTTGGACTTATTCTTGACGCCGAATAGCGCGTTGACTCCCTCATTGATCCCATAGATGAGAGCGCCTTCCGCCACCCCGTAAATAGCCACGGCAGAGAACAGCTTCCCCGCCCCGGACATTGTAGGATTCCGAGCGAACCGCATAGTCAACCGGCGAACCTGTTCAAAGCCCTTTAATGGCTCCGTCTTGAACTTGGTTACAAGCCTACCAGCGGCGGACTTCTGGAGCCCGATCTTGTATCCAGGATCGTTGACGGCATGGGATTCCCCGATGACGCTATCCTGATAGTGTCCTACTGCGGCCATCTTCGCCTCTGGAGTGAGCCCCTTCACCTGATCTTCGGATACTCCCGTAATCGCCTTGAAGTCGGGGTCCATCGGCTTCCCCGACAAGGCCCGGTCAAATTGGTACTCCGCTTCATGTCGTGCCACAGTCGCGTCCAATACATAGCCCAAATTGGAACCGGCCCGCGTCAGAGACATATTCATGTTCTGGACTTTCCGAACTACCGCGTGGACCTTCCCGGCCTTAGTCGCGTATTGGGTAAGCTGTCCAAGGTCCACGGTCCCGCCGTGCTTGTACGCCTCGTCGACCATCGAGGAAGATATCCTCGCCGCCGCCGCCGTTTTCTTAGGGTGTATAAGCGTTTCCATGACCCCAGGAATGAACCCGTGGGGATTATTGATGAATGACCGCATACTGAGTCCAGCGAGCTTCAAAGGCACCTTCAGAGAGCTTACGACGCCAAGGTGAAGGTTTGTAGCCATGTTGCCCAAGGCATCCATAGCCTTCTCAATCTCTCGGGGAGTCTCGTGCTGGCCCGCCTCGGCGGCTAGGTCCTCCCGCAACTGCTTCAAGACCGATCCGCCATACGTCTTTGCTATCCTATCCGCTATCTGTGGATCGTGGAAAACCTTGGCAGAGGACGATACGGCATCCCCCATTTTGATGATCCGCGCCGAATTATCGGTAGACTCGGAGAACTTATTCCAGAATCCCGTGGTATATGTCGCGCCCTTCGCGCCCGTCCTGGAGATAAGGGATGACTCATCAGGATTCGTACTCAGGTACCGATTCGATTTCTGTATGTCTATAATGTCCTGATCGTAGGTAGCTCCCTCATGCTTGACGTACTTAGGCCAGTAGTTCTCCTCTACCTTGATCGGATTCCCATATCGATTTTCGTGGTAATCGCTAAGGCTCTGGCCGTTCTCGCCAAGCTGATTCTTTGCCAGTTCAACCAAGTCGAGTTCCGGCTTCTCAAGATGCGAGAATAGTTTCTGATACGTTGACTCAGGTATCTTCTCAACGTCAGCGGGATTCCCTTCATCGGTGATATGGCTAGAGTAGACAGTACCATCTTCGAGGATCGATGCCTTCTGATTCTCATTCTGGAAGCTCATGTAATTGTCCATGATCTCGTTGCGAGTAAGCGTGACTCCATCCTCGGTGAACTGATCCGACCAGTACTTCTGCCACTTGGGCGGGTTCCTCTGTTCGTCAATCTTGAGATTGTCGCGGAGATACGACCGCGTAGGGTCTTGCTGTCGAGTGCTTTCCTTCAAGTAATCACTGTGCGAATTAAGCACATCCTGAACCGCGACCTTATGGACAAGCGTACTCTTGCCGCCGAATACAAGCTCGCCATTCATGGAAAAGCTATTGGTCATTACGCGGGCAACCGCCTTGGCCTTATTCTTGATAATATTCACGCCAGTCCCGAACTTCGATCCTTTGGGAAGGGCTATGTGTTCTGCCGCATCGGCCTGGAGATTAGACTTCTCTATCCATCCTTCGGCGGTATGTATCTTTCCTTTCAGCTTTCTGATGGTGTCGAGGTTCTTTACCACCGCGACAAGACCTTCGAGTTGGTCGGCGGTGAGCTTGGCATAGGATGAGGGCATTCCATTGAGGGCTTCCTCTATCCCTGGAGCAACATCCTCATGCGCGGCCCGAGCATCGGCTAAGGCGCTTTTCAGCGACGCAAGGTCGAGCACTTGGGTGGGAGGATCGCCCTTACCCGTAACAGGCTTGGGCTTCTCGAAGTGGTTCTTTATTTCCCGTATGGCATCGCCACTAGCTTTATCGAACTTATCAGGATCGACGCTTTTTAGGGTATCGATGGACTTATGCTTGGATTCGACGGCGGCAACCCTGGCCCGCTCATTGGCTACCCTGACCTTCCCGCGCTCCGTAGCCATCATCCGGGCTTCCTTGCGGGCAGAATCGAGAGCTTCAACCAACTTAGGATTCTCAGGCGTGGCATCAGCCGCCGCCCGCGCTTCCATAACCTTAGGGTCAGCTTCAACCTGAGCCGACAGAGAAGGTTCCGGTTCGAGGGCCGACGCTACGGCGGGTTCCTCGTATCCATCGTAGAAGCTACGGATAGCCTGCATGGCGTGTTGAGTCTCGTCGGCATCGTAATGAACGAATCCCCCTGGATTCTTGCCGTCATTCATTTCGATATCGATGCCGCGAGGGTCTTTTAGGGCTTCCTCGATAAACTCCCTTTGAGCGAGAGTAGGCGGCTTCCCGAGCTCCACGGTGATGTTTTGATCCAAGGGCCGATTCTTAGGCGGTACGCTTACCCTCATGCCGCCGCTCTTTACGAGTTCATCCCTCGCCGCAGTCCCTTCCATCCCCGGCACGCCTTCGACTGCCGAGTGCTCGATCATGCGCTTCCCGGCGTAGGCGGGCTCATCCTTCTTGCCCGAAAAGTCTACTTTCTCGCCAGAAGGAAGGACCATGCCCGTCTCATATTTGCTATCCGTGGTTCCCATCGCGGCGACGACGGACTTATGGATATCTTCAGGCGTTCCACGTGGAACACTTTCCAGTTCTGCAACGGGAGTCTTGGCTATCTCGGCCTTGGCTACAGAAGCCCTCTGGCGGTCCTTTGCGGCCTCATCTATGAACTGATCCGCCTTGGTGGCTACGGGCGCAGTCTTAGCCCCTTCCTGCACGTTTGGTAAAGGTTCCTTGGCATTGTCTATCTCAGCGGCCATCTTAGATGTTTCCGCCGCGAACTTGGTCCCCTGGATAGTCGCGCCGATAGCATGAACCGTCCCCATAGCTAGGGCCTGCTGGAGGGTTCCCGTGGCAAATTGGTTCCATATGACGTTGGCCTGATCCCAGGTAAGGTTCGTACCGTCTACTTTATTAGACAGTGACTTGGCGAATTCAGGGAGAAGTACGCCTGTCGCGCTATTGATCGCCGCGATTGCTCCCTGTTCGGCGTATCCTTTCCCTACCTGGATAGCCACGGACTTGGCAAGTTCCCCGGATGCTACGGCCTTCACGGATGCTTCGGCGAGAGCTTCGGTTGCCTGCTTGACCCCTGGAATCTTGCCAGCGGAGAGGGCTGAAAGGGCAGTCTGAGCGGCCAGCATGACCCCGGAAACGGCCTTTGCCGACTTCACGCCTACCCCTGAATCACGGAGTTCGCCGTAGAATCCGCCAACTAGGCTACCCATAGCGGTATTTATAGCCTCTTGACTCACGCCGAGAGACTGCTTGGAAGCCGTAGCAAGGCCCTCGGAAGCCCCAGGAATAGCCTTTATGTACCACATATGAGAAAGGACGTTCTGAGTAAACGACTGCATTCCCGATACTGAACCGACGAAGCCCGCGCCTACCTGGATTCCCAGACTTGAAGCGGCATCCATGACGAACTTAGGGATACCGCCTACTTGGTCCTTTGGAATCTGAGCCTGGAGGTCCTTGATCTTTTGCGCACGTTCTGGAGTCTCGCCTTCATTGAGCTGTTGATACTGGAGGGCGTTTATCTTGGTCGTCAAAGGCATCGCCTTGACTGTGTTCTCAAGCTTCGATGATGCCGAACCTGGATTGTCCGAAGGTCCATACATTTTCTTCGATACTGCCTCGGCATTCTTGAAAATGTCCCACTCGCTCATCCCGAGTATCGGAGCCGCATTCTTGGCAAGCGATAGCTTCTTCTTGGTTTCCTCTGGATTCTTGGTCTTATTGACCAATGACTGAATATCTACCGGGTTTTCGGTCGGAGGAGGGAGCCCCTTTTTTGTCGGCTGGACAAGGGCATCCAGAGGATCGCCCTGCGGCTGAGATGACGTATCTTGATACTGCCCTCCCGCAGGGGCTACTAGCGCGTCGAGGGCGTCCACGTCTTGCCATCCGTCGTGAAGTCAAGGATCACATTGTCATCCTTATCTGTGTTGAGCCGGTACACGGTTTTCTTCCCATTTATGACAACCATAGCAGTAGGAAGATGCGTAGACGGGTCTATCCCTGTTGCCGTAATGGATGAACTAGGTACCTTCAAGTCCTTGAGCTTGTCTTTGACCGCGTTCTGAGCATCGGAATAAAGCTCTTTGACCGTAGGATCATCGTATATTTTGTCGTACTTATTGGCCTTGATATCCCCAATAAGGGTCGAGATATCCTTGTAAAGAGGCTGGCCCTTCTGGAATAGGTTCCAGAGAGTTGCGGGCTTCTGGAGGGCATTCTTCAGAGAGTCGTCGATTACCTTATCCTTGGCAAGTTCGGATACACGAACGGCTTCATCGTATACGGCCTTGCGGTCAATCTTGGTCCCAGCATTTGTAACGAAGGTATTCATCATCGTAATGAGCCGTTGAGCTTCTTCGGCATCGTAGAATCCCGATCCATCCGCCTTCTGCATTCCTGCCTTTATGACGCTGTTCGCTTCGGTAAGCGCCTGCTTGGGGCTTCCTGGACCCATCTGAGCGACATGGATAAGGTCTTTCGCCTGCTCCCCCGTTATGTTCCCGGCGTTCACGTTGTCGATAAGTGTCTTTTCGTTCTCGGCCACATCATCTTGGCCTGAGATCATGGAGTCATAGAGCTTGATATATGACTCGTATTGTATTTTTGTCGGGACGGGCTTCCCTCCGCTCTTGGGGTGCATCTTGTCGTAAAGGGCAATTAGGCTTGCGGCATTATTCTTTGAAGCTACGGGGTTCTTCCATTGAAGCTGAGATATTTTGTCAGGAGAATAATCTCCGGCAATAACATGGTCCGCCGCATCCGTGTACTGAGTGTCATCTTCCTTCTTAGACTTCTCGCTTGCCTGAGTAACAAGGAACTTACCCTGGAGTTCCGTGAAAGCCGCGATCTTGGTTACATCATCCTCTGTGAGATACTGAAACTTCGAGGAATTGTCGTAGACAAGTTTAAGACCCGATTCGATATCGCCGCCACTTTGGATGATGCTATCGATAGCCTGCTTTTTGAGGGTTTCATACTCGATCTTATGGGAGTACTGGACCTTCTTCTGTTCAGCTTCCTCGGGATGAAACGCTCCGATGCGAACGCCATCATCGTAGAGCTTGCCGATCTTCTGCTCCATTATATCGAAAGAGTCTCCAGTCTGTAGTTCGTTGGTGACGGCCTTATCGGTATCCCCTCGAATATTGTCTATTCGAGTGCCGATTACCTGAGCCTCGATCTTCCTTGACCGCTCTATTTTCTGAGACTGCCACCACTCGTTGAGCTGATTCTTAGCCCCTTGGTTCTTGAGGGTCTTTTCGATAGTCCCCCAGGCATCATCCATCGCCTTAGTATTCTGATCCTGCCATTGAAGGAAGTCGTCCGATCCTTTAGTGCTCCGCTCGTAATCAGCCTGATTCATAGCATTCGTGAGTTGAGTCTGGCCTAAGTTGAACTGAGATATCTCCTCGGCATTTTCGAGCTTGTCATAAATAGACATGCCCATAGTGAAAACTTTTCGAGTAAGACCTTGCTCTGCCTGAGCTAGTTGTTCTCCCGCGCCACCGAATAGTGTTGCCATTATTGATTCCTATCCATAGTAGCTTCCCCAGTTATAATAACTTGACGAAGAAGATGCGGCTACATCGGGGTCGGCTGGAGCTTGATATGTCGGAGCCTTTACCCTACTTATCGCCTCAGTCCCATAAGATACTATTTGGGACCAAGCCGAGACCCAAAGAGATGAGTCATATGTCGCAAGATTTGATGAGGTAAAGGACTCTTGAGCCGCCGCATTGTTCGCAGAGATATTCTGTCCAAGAGCCGATAGGTTCTGATCGTTGACAAGTTGTGTCTGCGCAGCGGCAAGGTTATTATTCTGAGTGGTTTCGAATCCTAAAAGATTCTGAGCCGCATTCGTTTCGTAATTTGCCGCTTGATCTGCTATTCCTTTAAGTTCGGCATTTCCAGCCACGGAAACCTGAGTCTCTTCATTGCGGATAGCCTGATCGGCATTCAGTTCATACGCCGCAAGTTGAGCCAGAGGGGAAGTATTCCTGCTGTAGTTCGTGACTGAAAGATTCATGGGAGTCGCGGCAGTCGCGGCGGTAACCGCTGTTCCCGCCGATCCGGCAATCGCCGCGATAGCGGGATCAGCCGCAACAGCGGCAAGGTCCGGTGCTCCGTCTACACCCGTTACTGCGGCGGCTCCAGGAGTAGCGTTGGCACCACCGACGGCAGTAACAGCGGCGGTTCCTGCACCAGCCCCCGTTCCATTCGCTCCCTGAGTTGCCGTAAGCTCCGATCCTTGACCAGTCTTCCCGGCATTCTGGACTTCTCCCTTGCTTACTTTTATTCCTCGAAGGGCGGCATTAGATACAAGCTGAGATGCCCCGGAGGCATATGATGCTTTCTCCGAACCTATCCTTTCTTCGGCAGAGGCTATCGATCCAAAAGCGGAGGTATAGTTAGCCTGCTCCCCTTCGGTTTGCGCCGTTTCTGCCGTATCTTGTTTAGCCTTATACTGAGAAAGTGCGTCGGCCTGCTGAGTCTGGAGAGTAGCGATTGAAGACTTTTCCTGCTGTAACTTGAGGCTGTCTATCTTAGCCGTATTATTGAGTCCAGCTTGGAGAGTGTAGGTATTCTGAGCGGCTTCGTCATTGGCCTTAGTAGTAGCCGCTGTAGTTCCAAATGGATCATTTACCCAAGTGTCAGCACCTTCAAGAAGATTGCCTAACCAGGTACGATGCCCCTCCGTACCGAATAGAAAATCGCTTGCGAAAGTGGCCGCATTCGCTATATCTTGACTCATTTAACTCTTCCATACAGAGACTTATCCACGCCGTTTGGCCCCATTTTACGAAGAACTGCTTCAAACTCAAATCCAAGAAATTGCATCATTCTCTCGCCTTCAGTCCATCCAGTTATTGTCATAGCCTGGATTCGGTCGAACTTCTGCATCCAAATATCAAAGCATTCCCGGATAGTTTTAAGAAGCGATGGATTCGCACAATTCTTATCAATCGATACCCAACCTTCCCCAGTACCCGGCCAAAATTGGTGAACGCCACCACATGCGGCTACTTTTCCATCGACAATAATAGTGGCAGTCGGACCAGCCTTCTTATGAACTTCTCCTTCATGGATAGTCTTCGGATTAGGTCGTACTTCGATATCATTTATTGAGGCAAGATGTTCGGGCTGAAACTCGACTATCTCATTCATATCCAGCCACCTCGGGGATGATCGCCGTTATTATGCAGGGCAACGGCTTCGAGGACTGAATTGTAACCGATGAACCGTAGGAAAATCCACTCGGAACTGGACTTCGTTCCATCCCCGTATGCAGGGTAGGGAATGCCGCCTGTCCCACAGTGAAGTCCGATATCTCGGGATTCCCTCCCACGATGCCGACCACTTCATAATAAAGAGACTGGAGAGACTGAATAGCCACGCGGGGAATAGTGAACACTTTCCCGATGCCTGAGTCCTGGGGAGCGCCCGGTTCAATCGGCATGGAAGTCATAATTGAAGCATAGGCGAGTCCAACGACGGCAGTATTGTATGAAGCCGGGTAGGCCCCTCCGGTAGGCAGGGTAACAGCGCCAGCCGCCACAACGGCGGTACCAAGGTACATTCCATCGCCGACCATCTGCACAGTCTTGCCATTGAGATTCGTCAATCCTGATACTGACGTAAAGGGAGTAGCATTGTACTTGTAGACAGAAGCATCGGTGAATACTGCGGGCATTAGGCCACCTACGCCTGATTCGGAAACCCAGTCTGGAGTCGTCAACTGCTCGATGGTGTAGTGTCCATTCCTGTTTACTACCATGTAGAGAACGTCTTCAAGAATACCTTGACCTATGCAAATACTTGCAATGATTCCATCGGTTATGAAGTTCCACCAGCCTCGAATGTCATACTTGTCATCGTACTCGCAACATACCAACGTTCCATCATTCTGAAGGAACCATAGGCGCATGACGGGGGAAGTTGCAAATGCTATCTGGTTGATCGTGTTCCCTACTCCTCCCGAGAATATGTGTTCGGAGAATATGGAAATAGGATCGGGGGGAAGAAGCTGAATATTAGCTCCTTGCCAGTTAAGAAGCATGACGCGCCTCGAAGCCCGGTCAACGAACAGAACCCCTCCCGTCATAAAGTATGCCTGGATATTCGCGCATCCCGTTCGGGATATGTTCCTGAAGCTGAAATTATTCGCGGTTGAACTGCCTTCGATTAGGACCTGCCCCGAGAGGGTCCCAATGATGATATCCGTTGCCGATACGATCCACTGAATGGAATCGTTCTGATCCGAGAATATTGACCCCATGAATCCATCAGCATCGCCGACAACCTGTTCGTATTGAGGAACGCTATAGTAAGCGGGAGTATTCCCTGCGGCGGAAGTGACTACGTTGCCCGAAGAATCGAGAGGCTGGCCGGATGCGTTTGTACGCATATTCTGCACAGTGTAGACAACCTGCTCGAAGAACTGCATGTCCATGAATCCATAGGTATCGAATATTCCTATGACCGAAGCCCATATATTTTGAGGATCGTTATTCGAGTTCCCCCAAAGTACCCTCTGGTTCGCGCAGGTTACTGCTCCGGGATAATTACCTGTCGATTGGAAAGGAAGTCCATCGGTATCCTGCGATACCGCTATGCCGCTAGTCAGCGTCCCGCTGGCATTGGCATTCGTATCCATGATGATTGAACTTGTAGTGACAGAAGCTATTTTGGAGTTAGGAGCGATCCCTTGAGGAGAAGTTCCAAGCGGCAGCTTGAATCCCGATACGGGGATACCCGCGTGAGAAACCACGAGATTGAGGTACGCTCCCGTCGTTCCCGTGTAGTTCGAGCTCATCGTCACAGTGCTGGCCGTAACCGATAAAATAGTGACGCCTGCTCCGATTCCTGTTCCGGCTATCGGCATACCCACGAAAGAGAACGCCTGGGCTGTAGGATCGATTGTCGGCAGGGTAATGACTGCCGATCCATTCGTCATAGTTCCGCCAAGCACTGAGGCAATAAGCCCATTCTGAGTAGGATCGGGAGTAACTGAAGCTATGGTCTTATTTCCGTTGGTTAGCGTTCCTGAGAAGTATGCCGCCGCGCTTCCCACGATAGGAATCGGCGCTACGAATACAAAGGTATTCAGCGATGCGTATTCGAGTATGGCCGGAGGATAGCTTGGATGCGCAAGGAATAGATCGGGATATGCCCATCCAGTCTGTAGATTATTAAGATCGGCGGCTAGATAGGGAGTGACTATGCTTTGGACGACTGAAGGAGTCGTCGTCATGTTCCCCCATATCCTCAAATAGAGGTTCGTGAACTCCAATAGATACCAGAGGCTATTATTTATAACGAGTCGATAAATCTGAGCCGTTCCATCGGTGTAGGTGTTCCCGATCAGCAGAGTGCCGGAACGCTTGCGGAATCCTCCCTGGACCATTGGAGCCATGTTCTGCATGGTCTGAGCGCCCTTGTGATAGACGCCCGTCTCGGACCTTCCAAGCATCTTAGGAGACAGTTCACCGTATGAAAAATCAGACAGTAGGGGAGTCAGGTGCCCGTTATCATTAGGCATTACGGAAGCTCCCGGTCAGTCCAGAATGGGTCCCCGTCAGGCTCCATGTCCATTTCCGCAAGGTTATATGTCTGCGCCCGTGCGATTCGAGCCATATATTCGGAAAGGAACTCGTCCTTGAGAGTCTTACCCTGAGTGACCGGGAGGGCCATTTTGGAGGCCAACATGCAGATAAGGGCATCCACAAAGAGGGAATCGTAGAGAGACGTATCGGTTACTTGAGCGATATAGGCGGCATAGACGTTCCCTGAACCTGGGTCAAGATCGGTGAATACATAGCCTCCTTCCCTCCTGGAGGGGAAAGAGTTCTGATGCACGACTTTGAACGGCCAGAGATAGACGAAGTTCGGAAGAACGACGTAGAGATCGGTGTCCCTGATCGAATCGGCGGGTTCGCAGTACATATACCACGTACCTACGGCATTCAAGGGCTGGAGGACGATAGATACGGCGGAACCCGCGAGAGTCGTAGTATTCGAGAGAGTCAACGTGACCGTGGTTCCAGTGGACGTTACCTTGGCAATGAAGCATGTCGCGGGAATCCCCGGAGGCATTGCCGGAGTGACGTTGCCATTATTCAGGGAAGTGGTGATAAGCCAGCCATTGAGGATCGGGCAAAGGCTCATTGCCTGAGTCGCCGCCGTTGCCGTGACCTGCTTGGAAAGGCGAATCGTATTCGCAACGTAGTCTATCCCCTGAACCACCGTACCCGACTGAATCCCTGGGCCGGAGATATTCTGTCCTACCCATGCCGGATTAGGAACCACAGAGCAATTCTTGAGAGTTCTCGATTGAAGGTCGGAAGCGGCGACTAGGGCTGTATCGGCGCTGAAATTGACTATTGGAACGCCGGTTACGGTTGCCGAAGTGGCCCCGCTTCCCCATGATCCGGTTCCAAGAACGTAGGCAGGAGTGAGCAGAGAACGCTTTACCGCGAACTTCCAGATATGAGCTCGAAGCTCCTCATCACGGGTAGCATAGTAAATATCCGCCGCGATGAGTCCGTATTTTGAAGTGTCGGACCCATCGACGGAAGTTACTCCCTTAGTTTCCCCTATTCTCCGCAGAGCCGCGTTGAATATCTGGATATCGGTAAGCGTGTTCAATTATATCCACGCGGGCATCTGGACTCCCTCTTCCATCCAGGAAAAGTCGAACCAGAACTGTACTACTCCCGTCACTCCGAATGCCGTTCCGACTTTGAATATCATGCCCTGATTGTGTTCGAAAACTAGCGGAACGTGATGCTCGTTAAGCTCCAGAGCGAGAGGAACGGCTAATCCTCCAGCGGAAGACAGGAATTGAACGCTATCGTAGGGCTGGGCTTCGAGTGTCCTTGTCCCAACTCCGAGGGCTCCCGTAGTTGCTATCCGAATATCTCCGCCTGTTACAAACTGGCTATCCTGAGCATTGGTATTTCTTTTTTGCTCTCCTGCGGCAGGCAGGACCTGGGTTCCACCTGTATCGTTCGCGGTGAAATTGTTCGCCGCATAAGCGTAGAAGTCGCAGAGTTGCGGGGTTGAGAATGCAGTCATCACAAGTGCCATGACTTTGAAATACTTCAACTGCATTCGCAGAGGAGTGCCGTCTTTTGGAGCGGATACGAAGCGCAGAGAGAAAATCGTATCGCCTGCGGAAACTCCGGTTATGAGTCCAGACTTCAGAGACATTTGATAATATCCGCCGCGTCCGGTTCTTCCCTGCGGGCTGTACGGTTGATTCTCTCCGAGTACCTTCATGTTCCCTCCAGAAAGGGGCGAGGTTTCCCCCGCCCCTGATTCTTAGTAAACCGTAAGCTCGGCGTCGAGCTTGAACTTCGAGAACACCCCGGTCCCTATCGTGTAGAGGCCCTTGAGGTATCGCTTGAGGGGGTAGTTGACCCCGAGTTCAGGAAGCGGAATCTTGCACAGAAGCGGGGAAGCCGCCGCCGTGAGGTAGGGCTTGAGCATCTTCTGGAGGGTCACGTTCGCGGCCCAGGTTCCCACGGGAGCCGTTCCCGAGGACTGGAGAGAGATCGTGAGGCCGACCGCCGAGGTACCTCCCGAAGCGCCCGAGTTGATGGACACCTGGAAGAAGAACTTCTTTACTGCCTGACCTATTACGGTCGGAACAGCATTGAGGTTCGAGGACTGGAACGGCGACTGGCCGTACTCAGAGGATACCTGGAGTCCGGTATCGAAAGGCGTGTTGGACGCAGTAGATCCGGTCGAGAGGACCGTCTGCGCCGAGGAGAGAGTCAGGTAATTGTCTCGCATGGGCATTTTATTCCTCCTTCCCTTACACTACTTGTGCTTCGTTCGTGGCGATGCGTTCGCATAGTCTTATGGGAACGCCCTGGAAGAGTTGCTGGTGGTGTCCCCAAATCTCTTCCTTGGTGTAGAACTTGTTCGTTCCAAGGAGAGCGTCCACCTGCATTGCCGTGTGGACGAATCGGGGGACGTACATGACCGCGCCCTCGAATCCATCGGGCAACTGCCCGAGAGCCTGCAACTGGAGCGTGGGGGTCCACGTCTGCGTGGTCTTGTAGATGTTGGCAAGGCGCTGAACCTTGCGGGGATCGGCGCAACAGAGGCCGAATTGGATGAGGAAGTGGATCACGTAAGCCTGATAGGGCTTCTGGTTCGAGTCGTAGACAAGGCACTCGCCCATGTCCGTGACCTTAACGAAGTCCTGGCCTCCGTGCGGATACACGAAGAACACGGCATCCGGCCCCCAGACTATCGACCAGACGGACGACAGGGAGTTGGAAGTCGAGCCCGTGGCCGACGTGACGTTGTACCAGGGATTCGTCGCCATCGTGTTATACCGCGTGGCGAGGCCCGTGATGCGGTCGGCGGACGCGCCGCCGATAGTGGTGGAAGGTCCTACGCCGACCGCCGTATTGGCCGTGTAGTTGCCGTACAGAATGCGGTCGTGGATGGTCTTTACGAGGCCATTGATGAACACGTCGCACTGTTGCTTGATGTACTGCTGAGGATTGCGCCTCTTTGAGAGAATCCGCATGTCGATGCGGAGGTAGTCCTCAAGGCCCTGGATTAGTTCGGTGATAGGGGTCTGCGTGGCAACGTCCCAACCTACGCCGACGTTTATGATGGAATCCACGCCCACGGGCTCGGAAAGAGCCTGCATGAAGTGGTGAGACTGGAAGTCGTCGGCTTCCATCCAATAGCCTTCCTCTAGGAAAGGCTTCTGCTGAGAGAGGGTATCGATGAGAGCGAGGTCGTTGCCTTGGGCTCCTATGCCCTTGGCAACCTCGATCATCGTATATTCAGTAGTGAAACCACCCGCGGCCATGATCTATGCCTTTAAGCGGCGCGGTGAAGAACTAAGCCCGGCCTATCCCGTCAACCTTGAAGTTGAAAGTAGCCTTCTTATCCTGGCCCGATCCTTCGCCCGATGGTACAACCATCTTCGGAGGCCCGATCTTGTCGTAGATGTTCTTGAACATCCGCAAGAAGTCCGGGTCATTGTCCAATCCGTAAGCCTGGAGCTTCTTGAAAAGCGGTCCGTTAGCGCCTTCCGGAATGAATTGCTGGTAGGCTTGTCGTATGCCCTCCCACTTATCCGGGAAAGAATCCTTCCACTCCACCTTCAATGCGTTGATGGCGGCGTCTTTCGCCGCGACCCGTGCGGCTTGTACCCGCTGATGGCCTTCCATCTGAATCTTGTTGTACGCCTCGAAGAAGCCTTTGGCCTGATCCTGAGTCAAGCCAATGGAGTGTGCTACTCCTCTGAACCACTTTTCCGCCGAATCGTCGTACCGCATCCCACTTGGAATCTGAGGTTTATCAAGGGTATATCCCTCGGCGGATTCTGGACGGCCAAGCTCTTTGTAGAACTGGTCCCATGCTTCCTTCGGAGCGTCTTGGGCGGGCCTTTTTACTGCGCCTACGTTCTGAGTCTGAAGCTGATCGAACTGCGCGTAGAGTTCAGCGAGGCCCTTGGGCAACTTAGCAAGAGTTGCCGGGTCCGCCGCTACGCGCGCCTTCAACGCGGCTTGCTGGTCAGACGTAAGTTGCAAGGTATACCCAGGCAACTTCGGAAGTTCTGTACCCGACCCTGCTACTTCTGCCTCTTGGGCACCGCCAACGGCGGGAGCGGGGTCTGGCGCAATAGGAGCCGCTTCTTGAACAGTCCCGACTGCGCTTTCAATCATTTCGTTTCTCCTATGACCGTTTCACGTCGCGTGGTCCGGGCTCCGTGTTAGCACGAGGGCTTGGCATCGGAATCCCTAAGAGGTTCCGAGTGACCATACGCATATTCGACGGTTCATATATCTGCATTTTACCTAAAATCCTGAATGCCGCATTATGCAAAAACCTATCTTCGTCGGTATCTATTGTCTCGTACAAGCGTAAATCTGTCAACAAGTCCTCGAATACGTCAATCGCGTCCGGTGAACTTGAGAAAACTGCGCGGTATTTTTCGGCCAATCTGACTTCGGGAGATATCATAGCCGTTTACTCCTATCCAAAACTGGTTCATAGGTACGTTGTCATTCCCCTCTACAGGTATCTCCCACCCATTCGGAACCCTCTTTCCCTTATCATCCACTTCATAAAGCATCTTAATGACCATAGGATTCTTCTGAGCGTTGGAGTTATTGAAACTATTTCTGAGTCGCATTTCTGATTCAAGGCTGAACTTGGTTATGGGATTGATCTGGACGACGGAAGGCTCGCCGCGCTCTTTCATGCAACGGTCAACTTCGACGAGCATCTGGTGAAGAAGGCTCATTGCTTCGCTCCCATGAGTTGCGCAGCAGGAGAGCCCTCTTCAGGAGCCGTAGACCCCTTGTGGAGGGTATCAGCAGTCTTATTTAGGGATTCCTGCTTCTGCTCCTGCTGTTTCTGTTTCATCTGCATATCCCTGATCTTGGCTACAAGCTTCTCGTCCCTGGTGATCTTCGCAGGAGCTCCGCCCGTCTGCATAATGTAGTCATAGACGGCATCCGGGTCGAGGCGATCAAGCATAGACGCTAGTTGCGGGGCTTCCTTGATGAGGGAAAGGAGTTGCGGAATCGTCGCATTGAAGCCTTGCATCTGGAGATGCCTCTTTGCAAGCATAGCGACAGGACCAGAAAAGGATATATCGACAGGAGTATTTGCATAGGCCATGAGGCCGGGCGGTGGCGGGGGTAGCCTTCCTGCTCGGAATAGGACTTTGAAGGTCTTTCGTATGATCGGCATGAGGTTTTCATTCTGGTCCCTCGTAACTATGGGCTGGAGTAAAGTCGCCTGTTCTCCCTGCATGGCGTTCGTCTGAGTAGCCGTAAGCCGGGAATCCATCTGAGACATAAGCGAAAAAATCTGAGCCTTGAACATTTTCCCTAGAGCCGACCGCGTATCGGAGATAGTGGATATTCCAGCCTGGAGGGAGGCCGGGAACTGGATCGGTTCGACCTTATCGTTCTGGCTTTCAAGGATTGTTACCCCGTTGGGAACAATCTTTACCTTCCCTTTGATGGTTCCCGTCTGAAGCATCGGCGGCTCAACGAGTAATTGGGCGGCCTTAAGCACCGACCGGGACATGGAGTTGACCATCATTACCTGGAATATGGCATCGATAGCCGCTGATCGAGGGTAAGCCTCAGAAGATATTCTCCATCGGGCCGTAGTCGGAACTTCATCGGCATCCATTCCGGATTCTTCGAGGATAACCTTTTCACCGTCAAGAACGTATACAGAAGCATACTGTTTGTTCGCCGCGTCGATCTTGGTGATATCCCGCTCTTCTCTAGGGAATATCGCGTGGATGCACGTGTATTCCTTGTAGGGGTCCTTCTCCATCCGGTTCCTGAACGTCTCCCGAAGTGGAGCATCGGGCCAAAGGTCCATGATCTGCCGACCGGATATCAGGAACTTCCTGTGCCAGAGATCAGGATCACCTTCAGCGTTGAGGGAGAAAAAGACTTCTCGTGGATGCCGCAGATAATAGATGAGTCGGTTTCGTCTGGCGGACCACTCAGGACCATAGATCGTAGAGTATCCATAGGTAGCACGATCCCACGTAGCCTCCGAAAGCTGACTATATAGGTTTGAATTGTTGATTTCAACGGTGATCGCCTCACGAACATCATCGAGCCATTTACGGGCTTCGGCCATCTGCATGACCTGTTTGGAACGGAAAAGAGGAGCCCACCAATCGATGGTAGACGCCGCCGTATTTCCCTGATATCCATCTACGAAGTCCTGGAGTGACATCGCGGCAGTCTGATCGAATATCTTAGCTCCCGCCTTTGCTCCTGTCGCGCCGCCCTGCTTGGTCCCAGTATCATAGTTCGCCCGCCTGCCGATAACGTAATCGTCTACGTCGTCGTATAAGTCGTCGAATGGTGCTCGCTTCTCTTCGAGGCGCTTCTGACGCTTCGAGATTTCGGAGGCGAGCTTGCGCTGATCCTGGGACTCGGCAGGAGGGTTCATGGCTTACTTTCCGTCCGGCCGCTTGTCGAGCCCCTTCTCTGCCAGAATTGCGGCAAGGTCATCAACGTGCAAACAATCACAGAGACACGCGACATTCTCGGATGGAATCGGAACGATTTTCCCATTGCAATAATCATTACCCGGAACAGCATCGGATAAAATACCGACCGACTCGACCAACCCGCCACTAAATCCTAGAAAAACAATCTTATCCCCGTTCTTCGCCTCTCGTCCGTTCCTGTAGTGCATTACTTTCCTCCCGCCGCGGTCGGCGCCTTCTTGGGCGTCGGCTTGGGCTTTCCCTTCTGGACTTCCTTCTTCGCCACGATGTTCTCCTTACGACGGGTCCTTCCCGCCATAATATGAATTAGGCTTCCAATGAAGCTTCTTGGAAAAGAACTGGTTGTAGTAATCCCTGGAGTACCATATCTGCGTACCAGGATCATCGCGGAAACTGATATTCCCTCGGAATCCTATACCACTATACGCAATGGGGCAGATATCGCAAGGGGAGGAGAATACGCCCGTGTTCTGAGCATCGCGCCGCCTAGTGATGATTTCGTTGTTGTAAAGCCCTAGGAGGCTCCCCGTCATGCCTACTTTGCCATAGGAGCCTTCGAGTTCATTGACGGCCTTGTCACAGTAGGCGCATATGGTTACATCCCCCGTCCAGCGAATGACCATAAAGTTATGATCGAAGTACTGGCAGGGGTCTGTCCGCATGACGTGCTCGTTCTCTCCCACAAGCGCATCCCCGACGATAACGAAGTCAAGACCGGGGTTCTGTAGCCAGTACTGCACGTACCGTTCGATCTCCCCGTAATCCTGGCCCCTTCGACATATTTTGAAGGCAAGTTCGGTTTCCGAAGCCAGCTCTGATTTGAGGTCAATGAGCCGTCCAATGTTGCGACGGAGTGTTTCCTCATCCGTACCCGGACGTGCCTTTGCGATGTTGCCGCTACCGAAAACGCCGTCCATTGAGATGATGAGCTGATAGCAACCGGAGCCCGGTTGGAGGAGTTCACGTAGGACATCTTCTCTCCAGATAGTCAAATTGGTAGTGACGTAGTAGCGGAGGCCCTTCCCGTTAAGGTAGGCCATCATTTCAAGATACTGGGGATGCATGAAGGGCTCGCCGTTGGCCCAAGGAATCACGGTACTTTCAGGAGACTCTTCGGCGATACGATCCACGATGGACTTGAAGAAGTCTACGTCAATGTCGCCGACAGGGAACTTCCCGGTGTTCTCGACGGAAGGGCAATACCGACACTGGAGATTGCATCGGTTCGTTGCCTCGATTATAAATTGCTTGGGTTTAAGCACTTAGGCTCCTTGTGTAGGCGCTGTAGGTTCAGCCGCAGGAGTAGTTCCCCGAGGCGAGGATGACTTCTTGGGACGCCACTGTTTCTTGGCCGCGTCCCATTCGTACTCGATGCCCGACTTCTTCTCGGACTGGGTTATCCAAGCGGGCTTCTCGGGAGCGGAAGAATTCGCAGGGGTAGCCGCTGAATTGGGAGCCTTTGCCCCAGGCTGGTGCTCGTCTCCGAAGTCCATAGCTGATTCGCCGGAAGTCATCATCGGGCCTTCTCCTTTCAAAGGATCGGGGGTCAAGGCTTTCTCGGCCTCTTCGTAGGAACTGAACTCCCCGATTCCCTCGACGATATACTTGGACCCCTTCTTCTTGATCTTGGGGTTGGCCCCTGCTGATCCAAGGAGGGAGCCAAGCGTGTCGCTCACGGCTCTACCTTCTTGGGCCTTCCGCCCTTGTTCTTGATGCGGGAGAGGGGCACGCCGAGAGGGACAGGCTCCTTGGGGGGCTTGTCGCTGGTGTCCTTCATCTTGGAAAGCTTCTCCATGAGGTCGATGATCTTGTCGCCTCCGAGGACGGCATCGACCTTTGCTTCGAGGTCGTTGATGCGGTTCTGGAGTTCATCGAGGGCCTTGGCCGTAGTGTGGGAGATTTCCTCCCACGATTCGACCATGATATCCAAAGGCTCCCCTCTCGCGTCGATCTGAGGACGCGAAGAGAAAGATACCTTGGAAAGCTTGTTGATGTTGTGTTCTATCTTCATGCTTAAACCTTGGGAGTAAGGGCCGCGTCTGCCGCTTCTAGCTTGGCCTTGATCTTGGCAAGGTCAGCGATGAACTCATCATCGAGCTTGATGCCCTCGTCGGCGAGAGTCTTCTCGAAGTGAGTGATATCGAACTTGAACTGATCGATGGTCTTGACCTTTATGCCCGTGAAGTAGGCGACGACTTCCGCCTCGGCAGTCTTGACCTTCTCAGCTACCTTATCCGCGAACCCTTCGATTTCCTTGAACATGCTGTGCTCCTTTCTCGTAAACCATTTCATATGAGCCTCTTAGGATCATCATCATAACCCTGATTATCGTGTTCCGCAATCTGATCTCGTAAAGCGTCAAGGGTAAATACCTGCCTCATTTCCATTTCCATTTCCTGCCGCTTGCGGACAGAGAACAGCTTTGAGCAAAGATACTGCAAAGCGTCATGGATATGGGAGAAACTATTCTTCATCGGCTGTGCAAGGAACTCCCCGGCTATTCCTATCTTCTCGGGATAGACGTAGCCGCCGATGAAACCGTTTATGAGGCGGGTGCATCTAGGATCGATCACGATTCCGCCGTTGCGGGCAAGCATCTGATCGACAGACTGTATGCGGGCATAGAGACCTTGTTCTGCGGGAATCATAGTAATCCCGCACTCTTCAAACTGGAGTTGTGCGTTTGAAGTAAGTCCGCCCGTTCCTTTCGAGAATCTACTTCCTCCGGCAGGATCGCCATAGTGGGCGGCGATAGGAACTCCGGGGCATTGCTCCTCGACCATCTGAAGGACTTTCTTAGTGAAGTCAATTATGCCCTCTCTCTCAGAATAAAACTCAGCCAATACTTGTATGGAAAGCGGCCCACGAACCTGTACAAGAACGCAGGCGGGGAAGTTCCCTGAGTTATCCCAACCCATGTATAAGGGTGTCCCATTGGACTCCAGGAAATCTCGACTACAATGTAGCGACTCATTGAAGTTTCCATAGACTACCTTGCCGAGTACTCGCACTCCGGGCTTCCCTTCGATGAACATCTTTATCCACTCGGGATTGTTCCCGTAGTCCTGCAAGAGGTCATCGTAATATCCAGGCTTTAGGTTCTTGTCATTTTCATGCGGCTCCTGCCACCATCCAAAGAACTTGGCCACAGGCTTCCGCTTGGGCCTCGGGCCAGGCACGGCCCACGGCACCATACGACCCGTAATGTCCCGTGTGCATGTTTTAGGGTCCGCGCCCATTGGGACCCAATCGTGTTCCCAATAAATCTGATGCTCCACATCGCATGGGTTCGTAGTCTCAATTCCAAACCTGACCGGGGACTTGGGCGGAAAGCGACCAATTCTATTGCGAAGCATTCTCTTGATCTCTTCGTGGACCTCCACACTTTCCTCAATCCAGTAGCCTGTCGCTTCAACGGACTTGAACTTTTCCATGTCCTCCGGTCGATTGCACGAACGGAACATGACCTCGACATCGAGCGCATAGTTGCATCCTACGCTTGGAGGATATCTGTAGTTCATTGTCATCTTAGAGGCGTGCCATTCCCCGAAGGGGAACCACTCCTGAAAGCTGGCGAAGGTAGCATCCATAAGCTCGCGGTACGTCTTGCGCACCACGATCCATCGAGTGCTTGTAACTCCGTAAGTATTGGCTATGTGGCGAGGGAGCAGTATCCCTACTTCCCATATCGCCGCGGTGGTCTTGCCCGAACCTACGGGGCCGACGAGACAGCGCATCTCAGCATCGGAGGCGTGGAATCCTACCATCGTCGGAAGGGGTATGTACTTCTTGAGGCTTACTCCAGGCATTAAGGAGTCACCTGAATATTGCGAATAAGTGGCCCCTTGCCGCGTTGACTGATCTTCTCTGTAACAGGCTCAGGAGGGCTATAGCTGATGCGATAGCCAAGGTAGGGCAGTCCCAGGCTAATGGCCTTGCAGATTCCGGGATAGGTGCCGCCGATAGTCAGAATGGCATCGTGAAGGCACTTATGCTTATTCCCGTTCACGTAGACTGGCTTCATCCTGATCCTCTTTCTTATCTTCCGATTCGCCTTGGATAGCCTTGGAGAACATGCCGAATATCTCGGGGTCGGTCTTCTTACCCGGAGTCGCAGGAACGAGTATCATATGAAGGGCCTCCCATGATCGAAGTCGCCGCCGAACCGGCCATTAACGCGGATTCTGGCGACCCTATCAAGTTGGTCTTGAAGCGCCTTGTTCTCTTCGCGGAGGCGGGCTATTTCAGCATCCTTCTCCGCGAGGAGGGCTTCAGGACTGCTTGGCATTTTCCAGAGCTTCGATCCTCGCGGTCAGCGGATCGATTACTGCGGCGAGCGCCGTCCTTACTGCGTCTACTTTCGCCTCATAGTCCGATGCCTGATAGTCACCGATGATTGCCCGTGCCAGCTTGTCCATGTGTCCTCCTAATCTTCTTCTGCGATCACATCGCCGAAACGCATTCCATTGTTAAGCCGTATCGGGATGTTGTCAATCGCTACTAGGTCCTTGTCCCTCATCCTTGCCTTGTTTACTGTGTTTAACCAAAGGACGACCGCCGACCTTGTACTGTCGCTTAGGACCAGGCTTCTTGTGTTCTGGTGGAAGTTCGCTCCGTCCAGTCCCGTCACTATCAGCATCCCCAGGAAGGCCGCGCTCTCCTCCGTCTGGATCACTGGAATCCGGCAGACTAACCTCTGCATCCTCGGCCTCCTTTTTTTCCTCTTTCCATGCCTCGGCCCGCGCTACGTCTTGAGTCACTACACGGTCAGGGATTCCCGTAGGCTGGACAAGGACAAGCTCCATGCCGCCTTCGGCATCGCCATAGAGCGCAGGCACTCGGTGAGAGGCCGCGAACTTGACCTGATCGGCAAGGAACTCGCAGGCCCGAAGGTACCGACCGAACTGGGTCTTGCTCAACTTCCTGCCATCCCGCCTAAGATCGACCATGAGATTTTCAGCTATCTTTGGAAGCTCCTCGGCAAGATCGGTCACGTAGTCGGCGTAGGCATCGCCCCATTCCTGAGAGAACTCGGGGTAGTCGGACAGCCACTTCTTGATCGTGGCGTAGGTGACATGGGCTTCCTTCTCGATGTTCTTCAGATTCATTCCGCCACGGCGCATGATGCATAGTTCGGCGGCGCGTTCGGGATCGTAATTTGTCTTGGTAGGCTTGCCGTCAGAACGGAACGGCTGGATGAACTTGCCTTTCAGGCTGGCCTTGATCCGTTCCTGCTCGTCCCAGTCGACGGCTTTGGGAAGCTCATGAATCGGCTCGGTATGAAGGCTGGCCTTCTTCGGCCCCTTCTTTGCCGCCTCCTGCTTGGATAAAGCTCCCATTACTTCTTCCGATCCAGGAACCTCTTAGATGCCGACACCATGTTCTCAAGCTCGCCCAAACAGGTCGGGCAAGGATCGACTTGAAGATAGCCATCCTTGAATACCGAAATCAAATTAGACCCGCAGGCCGAACACTGGAACTCTATCGACTGGAACTTTGCTCCATTCAAAGCTTCATTCTTGATAGGGGGAGTGGAGCTAGGGGGGATTGGAGTAGGAACTTCCTTATCAGCCTCCTGCTCAAGCAGAAGCGGAAGCACTTCCTTAAACTTGGCCCTTGCCTCTTCCTCATCGTCCGCCTCAACCGGATGCCCTATCATCTTCCCGTTCACTATCTCGCGCATCATGTATGTCGGCATCAGTCCTCCACCAAGCCCTTGTAAGGCCGTCCCCGAATCCCAACCCGCGCCGCCCAGTATTTCCGTCCCTTATGGATAATAAACCAAATCCTCTGGCGGCTTACCCCATACTCCCGCGAAAGGCAACATTGGTATTCCCCCGCCGCCGCCCTATCGCATACCTCAACCTTGTCCATATCCACCAAGTATCGCAACTTCAATATTATTGTCAACCCCTTATTTCAATAATAATGTAGTCTACTTATGTCAACGGATAGGGAAAATCGACATGTGTTCGCGTACCTAATATTAGAGTATGCCGCACGGGGGTCGCGGCTCCCTGCCTGCCTGGGGGATCGCGTCAACAGTGAAGGGGGGGGGTCCTATGTGTATCTATCTGTAGACATGTATATATAAGTAGACACCTACCTGTATAATATTGTCAACGGCTTAATATTGTCATCTACTTAAGTATCCTTTAGTATAAGTATGGATCAGACCTTCGAGGCGCAGGGCTTGGGCTACTGCGATACGATACTCCTCTGCCAATAAGTCTATGATAATGGCCTCCCGAGTGTATCCTTTGTATGCCAGCTCGCCAGATACCGTCTTGACCCTTGCTAGTAGAATCTCGCTAGTGCCCATGTCCTGCCCTCCAATGCCCCTAGGATACCCTACAATCGACTGCACAAGCCCTCGCCATTAATCTACTGCCTACCCTGCTCCGACTCAATACAAGCCCTCCTTGCCCCATTATAGCAGAGCGCTGGATACTCATCGTACAGCGAATCGCGTAATTGCTTATCCTGACAAGAGATACGGCGGTAACTATTATTCCCGCCCTCAAATATGTTAGCCTAACTAACATTTTACGCCGCCCTATTGTACGAGCGAGCGACAATGGTTATAGTCCGTATATCGATCCTAGAGTGGATTGTGAGCCTACCTACATGGAGAGAGACATGAGAGACTACAAGGCAGAGCTGAGGGAAGCAACGGCGGAATTGCGGGCGACTATGGCGGCCTACCGTGGCGACTTGGACACCAGGGCAAGGATTGAGCGGAAGGGCTCTACCCTGCTTGTTATCCGTGGCGAGCGAAGCGCTCTCAAGGTAAGGCTCTAAATGCAAGCGCTTATTGGCATTGTCGCGGCGCTTGGTGGCCAGTATACGATTCACTACCGGCGAACGGAAAACACAAGCGGGATCGCCACTCGCGGCTATACACCCGAGATAATCAAGGAATGCCGGGAGGATATGCCCGTGCTCCGCTTCGACCTTGCGCCGAGTGGTATTGCGTGGAAAGACCCCGATTTCCTTAATGGAGAGTACTACGCTCCGACCATGTTTGACCGCGACATACGGGACACTAAAGCCTTTGCAGACTTTTACGCGGCGCAAGGCATACCGGTTCAAACGGTTCGGCAATTCACCAACGCATGCGGCAATGAGCACGTGGAGGAACGATAAATGGCTAACACGTGCCAGTACCAGGAATGGAACCGCAACGGCTCGAATAATGGCGTGCAGTACACGGGAGGCAAAGCCCGATAGCCCCAAAGTAGCGGCCCAGTATGCCCGTAGCCAAGCAGAAGCGGAAGCTAAAATGATGGCAAGGTACGCCGAACATGAGCGCATGAAAGCCGACGACAAAGCGCGAATAGAAAGCAGAATGGCGGCGCTTTGCTAGTCCTAAAAACATCGCTAATTGTAGCACGGTCCGGTATTTATAGCAACAGAATACGAATTATTCGGATAGGCCATTGACGGAGTGTACGAGCTAGTAGTAATGTTCTGTACGAGCTAGTTTCTGATCGGCCATGATCGCCTTATGCCGCGTTGCGGTTCGGCAGATCGGCCAGCTTTTAGGACGGTACAAAATGAAATATTCCAAGGATGAGATTGCCAAGGTCAAGGCTGAGTTGCGATTGATCCTCAAACCCGGTATGACGGTCTACACCAAAATAAACCACATTTCCCGCTCCGGCATGTCGCGGTCAATCACTCCCTTCCTACTCATCGACAACGAGCTCTCAATTCAAGACAGCTTTAAGCGCCGAACGTAGGGCCGAGGGTCATTCCTCGGCGGCGCTCTACCCTGGCCGTATGGCTTTGGGATTACTACTAGTTTCGGGGGTACATATGCAGATCGTAAGGACGTTTTCGGCTGGCGTGTTCGCGGTTTCGGGTATCGACAACAGGAGCAAGAACGGGAAGCGCGGATCACTGCGCAACGCTCGCCGCCTCTGGTATTGGGACGGTGCCGCGTCTCTTTCGGAGCTTGCCGAGAGGGGTACGAGCAAGCCCGATACGTGCAAGTTTCCCGTTGCCGTGGACAACATCGAAGTAACGGAGATAATCGAAGTCCTCCCCGTCTCAGCTAAGGCGGAAGCCTCGATAAACGCCGTCAAGGTCTGGACGGCCTAGCATCCCGACGAGGGCCGGAAGGCCGAAACGCGGCGCACGCCGCGTCGATGCTTGCAGGGGGTAACATGGAAGACAGCGAAGGAAATACCGCCGATGCGGAAACAGGCTCCGGCTACGGCTTCGGCTTCGGCGACGGCTACGGCTTCGGCTTCGGCTCCGGCTCCGGCTTCGGCTCCGGCTACGGCTTCGGCTCCGGCTCCGGCTCCGGCTACGGCGACGGCTCCGGCTACGGCAGGGGGTAACATGGAAGACAGCGAAGGAAATACCGCCGATGCGGAAACAGGCTACGGCTACGGCTCCGGCTACGGCTCCGGCTCCGGCTCCGGCGACGGCTACGGCTCCGGCGACGGCGACGGCTACGGCTCCGGCTCCGGCTACGGCTTCGGCTCCGGCTCCGGCTACGGCGACGGCTCCGGCTACGGCGACGGCAGGGGGTAACATGGCCTACGGACACGATGAGACTATCCGCCACGGCCTTGACGATTCAGGCGGAAACGGCGACGAACTCACGAACTATCGGGAGGACGAGGCAAGGGAATTACTCAAGAAGCAGGAGGCCGAAGATGACCGGATGACGGGTGACGATTGGAGCCACTTGGCAGAGATGCGCGCCCGCGCCGAGGGGCTTGCCGAGCCCCAGAGAACACGCTTCGAGGAGCTGACGCGGAAATGCTACGTGCTGATCCACGCGGCGTGCGTGGCAAGCGAGGAGCATCGGCACCGCTGGGCGTGGCTCTGGACGCAAAAGGCGAACGAGCTATTCGACCTGAGGGACAATCTTACGATCGAGAAGGCCGCGGCCCCGGACGAGCTGCCTCTTGGCATCGTTCCCCATTCGCCTCGGCTCACACTGTTTCAGGCGATCTTCTGGACCCTTTTCGGCCCGGATTCGCATAGCCTAGTCAGGTACTTCGATCATGGATGCGTGCCCCAACGGGCCAAGGAGAGTAAATGGACGAGAAGGGGTTAGCGATCAGGGACGACGACGCGCTCTTGAGCCTAGCGATTACTAAGGGCGTGGACACCGACACGCTCGAAAAGCTTATCGCCATGCGCAACACGGAGATCGACCGGCGAGCCAAAGGGGACTTCGACCGAGAATTCGCGCTCATGCAAGCCGATTTCGTTCCGGTCGGCAAGACGAACGAGGCCCAGGATAAGGACGGCAACCGACTGTATCGGTACTGCCCCATCGAGGTCATTCTCGCAATGGCGGCGCCGATCATCGCCCGCCACGGATTCGCGTACTCCTGGGAGGAGGAGGCCTTAGCGAACAAGGAAAAGCGGATATGGTGCATCATTTCCGGGTACGGGCACGAGCGCCGGGGATACGTGGATATCCCGTTTATGGAGCCCACTACTCGGGCCACCAACGCCGTGCAGATGCGCGGGAGCGCCACGACCTACGGGAAGAGGTACAGCTTCCTCAACGCGACAGGGATTATCGTCGGAGGCGAGGATAACGACGCCCTGAGCAATTCGGCGCCCGGCACCGTCAAGACCGAGATCATCCCCGACGAACCCGAAGCGCCAGCCGCCGATCCCCTGGCCGAGGGCCGCGAGGCTATCAAGTCGGCTATCAACGAATTCGTGCGCCTTTCCTCCTCGGAGTACGAAGGCGTGGCCTACTTCACCGACGAGGAAAAGAAAGACTTCAAGGCCAAGATAGCCGCGATCAACGAAGGGGCCAAGGCCGAAAAGGACGTTTCAAAGGGCATGGTACTCAAGCTCGCCGATGTTCGGACGCTCAACAGCGCCATACGTGAGGAGCTTGAAAAGCGCAAAGGAGGAGGTTCGCTCGCCGAGCAGATGCAAGCGGCGCTTCACGAAAAGAACGCGGTGCAGGGAGAGTTGAGTTAATGGAAGACAGCGAAGGCAATACCGCCGATGCGGAAACAGGCTACGGCTACGGCGACGGCTCCGGCTTCGGCTCCGGCTCCGGCGACGGCTCCGGCTTCGGCGACGGCTACGGCTACGGCTCCGGCGACGGCTACGGCTCCGGCGACGGCTACGGCTACGGCGACGGCGACGGCGACGGCGACGGCGACGGCAGGGGGTAACATGGAAGACAGCGAAGGCAATACCGCCGATGCGGAAACAGGCTTCGGCTCCGGCGACGGCTCCGGCTTCGGCGACGGCTACGGCTACGGCTCCGGCTCCGGCTACGGCTACGGCTCCGGCTCCGGCTACGGCTACGGCTCCGGCTTCGGCTACGGCTTCGGCGACGGCTCCGGCTCCGGCTTCGGCTACGGCTCCGGCAGGGGGTAACATGGACAAGCAGGAACAGGAAGCGCAAGAGCAGGCAATAGCCCTTCGATCCCAGGTGGACGCATTACAGGTCACGGATCAGAAGAGTTACGACCTCGCCCAGGAGATCAACAAAAAGGCATACGCCGGAAAGAAGGCTTTCCACGTATGGTTCGATCCTATCGACGACACAAGCAAGAAGGGTCGGCAGGCAGTCATAGCGCAGGGAAAGAAGATCGACGAGCCCTATGACTACATCATCAACACGACCGGCGACCGGGCCGCAAAGTGGATGGCCGGAGAAAAGCGCAAGGCCGATATCGAGAAGGCGAGGCTCGAAGAGATCGCCCGCAAGAAGGCCGAGGACAAACAGCTTGAAGAAGCTCAACTGCTCGCCGACCTTGGCATGAACGGCGCGGCAGAGGAAGCCCTCGAAGCCGCGCCGGTAATCGAGAAGGTCAAGGTCGCGGTTCCCGTACAGGCGGCCGGCGCATCGGTGCGAACGTACTACTCCGCGCAGGTGGACGATCTCCTGATCCTCGTGAAGGCCGTAGCCGAGGAGAAAGCGCCGCTGGCGTGCGTCGAAGCCAGCATGACCTACCTGAATGGCCGGGCGCGCCTCGAGCAGGGCGCCTTCTCCGTCCCAGGGGTATCCGTCGTCAAGGACGAGAAGCAAAGCAGGAGATTATAATGGCCTTGGTGCAGATTCGCGGGCTTTCGGTCGAACTTGACGAGGAAGATGTCGCCAAAGTGCTGGCTAGAAATTGGTCTATTCATTGGGCACCAGACCCATACCTGTCTACTTCTGATGGAGTGAGGGGCAAGAGGCTTTTTATTCATCGGTTCATTCTCGGCCTTCACCGAGGAGACGGTAAAATTGTAGACCACATAAACCGAAAAACTCTTGACAACCGAAAAACTAATCTGCGGATTTGCACCAATGCTCAAAATCACTGGAACCAAAAAAAACCAAGTAGCAATACCACAGGACACAAAGGGATATGGTTTAACCCCAAAAGAAATCACTGGCGAGCAACGATAAAGGCCAATAAACGAGAGATTTATTTGGGAGTTTTCAAGACAAAAGAAGAGGCCATATTTGCTTATGTCAACGGGGCTCATTTTTATCACGGAGAATTTGCGAGGCCAGAATGATAAGTTTTACAGAAGAAGGCCACATATACCGTGATGGCCTCAAGGTGATCCCTTCGGTTTCAATAATTCTCAATCCTACCGCCTCGAAGCCTTGGTTCAGCCATGAATCGGCCAGCAGGGGGACGCTTGCCCATGAGCGATGCGCGGCCTATGCGCTGAAGCCGGAAGGGTTCCCCTATGAAGCCTACGTCGATGCCTTCGCGCTTTGGTGCTTCAAATACAATCCGAAGTGGTTAGCCGTCGAGGAGATAATCGACGGATGCGTTGACGGGATGCGATACGCGGGCAGGCTGGACGGATTCGCCGAGATCGACGGGAAGCTCACCGTTATTGACTGGAAAACAGGCGTCAAGGCGAAATGGCACTATTCGCAAGTAGGGGCCTACGCACTCGTAAAGAAGCCAGCAAGAGGCCTTGTGCTCTATCTCCATGACGATATGACCTACACCGAAGAATGGATGGATTCTAGCGCCCTTGTAGCCGGTATCCAGGGATTCAGGGCGAAGATCAAGGAGTACTATGCCGAAACGAACTAAAGACGAGCAGATTTATATGAATCTTCATCCGGTATGCGAGGCGTGCGGAATCGTACAGTCAGCGGAATACCACCATATAATCACCAGGGCGACAGGCGGTGAAAGCATATTCGAGAATGCTCTTGCCCTTTGCACGGTCTGTCACCGCACGTGGCATGATATCGGACGGAAGTCTTTCTGCCTGCGATATCCGAAGCTCGAACCGAAAGTAATCGAAGCGTGCAAAATATATGGGAGGAAGTTTTAATGGAAGACAGCGAAGGCAATACCGCCGATGCGGAAACAGGCTTCGGCGACGGCTACGGCTACGGCTCCGGCTCCGGCTCCGGCGACGGCTCCGGCTCCGGCTCCGGCGACGGCTCCGGCTCCGGCTCCGGCGACGGCTTCGGCTACGGCTCCGGCTCCGGCTCCGGCTACGGCTTCGGCGACGGCGACGGCTCCGGCTCCGGCTCCGGCTCCGGCTCCGGCGACGGCTACGGCTCCGGCAGGGGGTAACATGGCCTACGGACACGATGAGACTATCCGCCACGGCCTTGACGATTCAGGCGGAAACGGCGACGAACTCACGAACTATCGGGAGGACGAGGCAAGGGAAATACTAAAGGAGCGTGAACGTGAGCAAAACAAATAAACCGCTGGCCTTTGTGGCGCTTAATTCAAACGATCCTATCGACCTAGCTACCCTGCTCTGCATGTGTACGGTCGAGTTCTTCCAGACTCACATGCCGCCCGAGACTGCCCAGGCGAAGCACGCTGACTTCCTGGCCTCAATCGAGGACGGGATGCTATCCGAGGACGGCAAGCGGGCCTTGCACTCAGGGTGGGAGAAGTACCTGAAGCTGGTGGAAGATAATGCTTCAAGTCACAACTAGGATCATCTACGAGCCCGGTAGGCTTATCGTCGAGCTTCCGGCGACCTTCGACATGCCGATGAAGGTATTCGTCGAAAAGCTACGCGGCGGGCCTGCGATAATCACGCTCAAGAAGTGGTACCGCTCCCGGTCTACGGGCTGGAAGTCGCAGAGTGCGCACATAAATGGGCATATTCAGCAGATCGCCGAGGAGACGGGTAACGACTTCGATACGGTTAAAACGTGGGCCAAGACGGAATCGATCAGCGAAGGATACCCCTACGACTTAATCAACGATCTTGTGGTTCCGTGGTCGGAGGCCCGTATCGATGTTCTCCAGGCATCGATCCTTATCAATACCATTCACCGGCTCGCGGCAGAGCTTGGAACGAACCTAAAGGAGAGTAACTAGATGCGACCAATAGAGATAAAGCAGATGCGCAAGGTACTCGGCCTGACACAGACTCAGCTTGCCCTGGCGTTAGGATGTTCCATTGGATGCGTGGAATCCTATGAGCAGGGCAAGCGCAAGCCCTCGGAAGTATTCGCGGAAAGGCTGGAAAGGCTTGGGAATAAAGCCCAAAAGGTGCAGGCAAAACTTGACACGGCGAAAGTGGTAAAGTAATGTATTCAAGTCGATCTTGCCGCCAGCTTGATCGACACGGGGCCTGTACGGGTCGCCAATTTAGAGAGTCGATTGTCCGTAGGGGTGCGTACACACCCCTAACCCTGGCGGGGACGGACAATCGACTCTTTTGTATTCTGGGGTTTATATGAATGATTTATTGCCCTTCGACGGAAAGACGATGACCGTACAGCAAGTAGCGGATGCGCTCGGGATACCCGAAAGGACAATTCACAATTCGATTGACCGAGTACTTCCGGGCCTGAAAAAGAATGGTGTGACTACATATCTTGATCCAGAAATGGTAGCTATGGTCTCGAAAGATATGAAAAGGGCTCACAATTCCGAGCTTGCCAGTAGTGGCAAGGTAGCCATTACCTCGCTCGAAATGGCGGAGAAGGCGCGCGAGGTAATGGCTTGGCTTATGTCTGAAGCTGACCGGATGCGAGAGGAACTAGCCCTAGCAGCTCCCAAAATTGAAAGCTTCAATGCTCTCCAACGATCTGAAGAGACCATGTCTATTACTCAAGCCGCGAAACATTTTGGTCTTCATCCTAAAACACACGTCTTCCCATATCTTCGTGCTATGAAATACCTGACCATCCGTGATCTTCCGGCTCAATCGGCAATCGATGCCGGATATCTCGCCCTCCGAGAGGCCGAATGTTCCGACGGGGAATTCAGGCCACAAGCGGTAGTTTTGGCATCACAGCTTGAGGCGTGGAGAATACGAGTTGTCCCCCAAATTAAAGCATGGGAAGCTCTACCATGAAATTCAGCATAGAAGGATTCAGCCAAGAAGTCTTGGTAAACATGGGCCTCGATCATGCTGACGCGCTAATACTTCAATGGTTTTCTGATTTTCAGAGCACGGGAAAGATGAAAAATATAGATGACCCACGGGGAGGATACCCCTACCAATGGGTTCTTTATCGTACTGTTATTGACGATCTCCCCTGCCTTGGAATAACCAACAGCGAGGTAGTGGCAAGAAGATTCAAAAAGCTATGCAATGCGGGCGCACTCGAATCTCTGGTTTATAAGCGCGGCAAGACGCTAACTTGCTACCGGAAAGGCCAATACTTTACACGGTTATTGTACGGAGCACTCGACTCAAAAGTCGACCAGGGGTCGACTCAAAAGTCGATGGCACTCGACTCAAAAGTCGACCCTAAGACTCTTCTATTAGATTCATCTATTAAAATAAAAGATTGCGCTTGCGCTGATGAGGAAGAAATACCGGAAGGATTCGATCCTACTTCGGTTGATCTAATGAAAGCCATATTCGGGAACAAGGGGGCTTCTTGACTACCCAAAGCACGTATTTCAATTCCCCTGAGGATGAAGTCTACCTACTCGGTGCCATCCTCCAGCACAACGAGATACTGGATAACCATAAAATCTACCGCGACCTGTTCTTCGAGGAGTCCCACCGATTGATCCTTGACGCCATCCTAGAAATCAGGGATCGAGGATCGACCGCAGACATAATTTCGGTCAGCCAGCAAATCCCCTCTCTAAGGGGTCAAATATTGACGCTAACGAATTATCTTGTCTCGGACGTGAAAGGACTTGTCCAACGCCTCCGCGACTGCGTACAGGCCCGTGGCGTGGCTAAGGCGATACGCGAGATAAACGAGATGCAAAACGATCTAAAGCCCGCATCCGAAGTAGTTGAGGAGGCTACTTCGCGGATACTACGAATATCGGAATACCGTGACATATCTTACCGTACACTAGTAGCCGTCGCAAAAGACGCGATCAACGAGATCGGGGCACGGAAGGAATGCAAGGAGGATTACTCAGGGGTGCCCTCGGGGCTGGAACCGCTGGACCGGATGACGGACGGGTTTCAGGCAGGGGACTACTGCATACTCGGAGCTCGCCCTTCGGTAGGCAAGACCGCCCTAGCCTTGACCCTGGCGATGAACGCGGCGCAGAAGGGCAAGCGAATAGGCTTTATGTCGCTGGAAATGAAGGATACAGCCCTCCTGAAGCGTATGTTGGCCGCTAAATCGAATGTCTCGATGCAGGCTATCCGTACCGGAGCGCTTGGCCCGAGGGCGCTACAAGACTTGATATCCGGCGCTTCCATCCTTTCGGGGATGAAAATATTCTTCGCCGACGTGCCCAATATGTCTATCAGTGACCTACTCGCGGAATCGCGTATTTTACGTAAGCGAGAGAAAATAGATATGCTCATTATCGATTACATCGGGCTCATCCATGCGTCACAAGGGGAGACTCCACGGTGGGAAGTATTCTCGGCGGTAAGCCAGAAGCTAAAGAGCCTTGCCCGAGAGCTTAACATTCCCGTACTCGCCCTATCCCAACTCAGGCGAGAGGCAGAAGGGAAGCGCCCGAGCCTCGCCGACCTTCGGGAATCAGGAAGCCTTGAGCAGGATGCCGACCTAATCATGTTCATCCACCGGGAAGAGAACTCCAACGATCAGAATCAGAAGGTAAAGCTGATACTTGCCAAGGCGAGGAACGGCGAGACAGGGGATATCGATATCAATTTCGATAAATCAAAGATGCGGTTCTACTGCGAAGAGAAGGAATCGCCACGGCTTCCGTACAAGGAGTAGATATGACCGATGAGAAGGCGCTTAGGGCTCCGAGGAGCGATGGAAGCGGTGGATGGACGCTTGACTATGGCTATCTCAACCTGATCGCCGAAACGATGAATCAAGAGTTCCGCGTCGGGATGGAAGAGATCGAGGCAGTAATTCTCGCCTACGAAGCGCAGAAGGAGGGGGCATGCTGATATACCGTCCGCAGTGGAACGAGAACGACAGGCCTACGGTTAAATGCCCACACATAGAGGGGCGCAGGATAGGTAGCGCCGAATGCAAATCATGCGATCACTTGTCTCGCTGGATTGATCGACCTTATGTAATCCTAGTCGAATGCAAGCACCCGGATGCGGTCGAGCACAATAACATTACGAAGGCACATCATGCAGTTGAAGAGCTATTGAAACGCGAAGCGCCGGAGGACGAGAACGCGGAGGAGGAGCTATGAGCTGTTGCAATTGGACGCCGCACGGCGAGGACGATGTATATCAAACGCAATGCGGACACGCTTGGAGTTTTGAGGCGGGCGGACCTGTCGAGAACGGCGCGAACTATTGCCCATATTGTGGGCGCGGACATTCAATGGATGAAATGCTGAGAGCAGACTGGTGGGAGATAACACTTATCTATGCGCAAAGGGAGGCTAATAATGGAGTTTGCAGAGTTCAACAGTAAAATAGGAAAGGAGCACAGCAGACAATATGCTCGAAACTCGGCAGAGAATTACCAGCGTATCAAGGCCGAGTTCCAGAAGGCCGACTACTCAATCGACACGCTCCCCAGGTATAAGCCCGAGGCTAGAGTACCGGCGATTATCCTCGGATCAGGCCCGACCTTGGATGATGTTCTCCCCTACGTGGGCAGGTTCAAAGGCGTCGTGTTCGCATCGCCGTCGCAGTTGGATATCCTTGAGAAGTGGGAAATAACCCCGGACTTCGTGGTAGCCGTAGACTCTGCGGATAATGTAGGCGAGGAGCAAATTCGCGGGGATCGGGACTGCTACGGCATGACCCTGCTCACTCACCCCTACATAAGCCCCAAGACACTTGAAGCATGGCATGGAGCCAAGCGGTACTTCGAGCTTCAGGAGGCGGACGGCGAGCACTTCCGCGACGTGTACCCCTGGATCAAGGTGCCCTTCCCGGTATGCGGATCGGTGAACAACATGCAGGTCCTAATCGCCCGATGGATGGGATGCGCTCCGATCATCCTGGCCGGAGTGGATTACTGCTACCCCGAGGGCAGGACGAGGGCGCAGGACTGGCGGAAACGAGGACCGTACATATTCGACCCGAAACCCCTCCAGTACTGCGAGACGAAACCAGGGCTCACTACGGACAGTCAGGAGGTCGCCTTCTATTCGAACCTGCTTCTTGGCATCTGGAAAATGTATAAGCTCCCGTTAATCCAAGTCGGCGACAAGAGCCACTACCCGGAGATACCTTTCATCCAGCCCGAGGATATCCTGAAGATCATCGAGATCGGCGGACCAAGCGAGGAGCATATAAAGCAGGTAGACGAAACACTCTTCGAGTACGGCATGACGGCGACCGTAGACGAGAACGGCATCGGCCATTTCCACTTCCGCGAATCCGACCTGAAGGACTTCGAGATGGCGAAGAAGCTACTCATTCAGACGGCGGAACAGGCTAAAGTATGGGAGGTCTTATGAACTATATTCCAACCCCACAACAGAATCGGTTCCATCAGGCAAAAGAAATGATTCGAGTTCTTAATGGCCCCATAGCGTCGGGTAAGACTACTGCCGCTATCATGGAAATATGCGGAATTCTCCCGGATAAACTCTATATGTATTTCGCCATCAAGGAAACCAGATGGGTGATCCTTTCTATGAACGGGTTTTTACCCCAGATAGTCATGGGACTGTTTCCCGAGGCAACCTGGAATCGGAGTAGAGGAGAAATAGTAATAAGCAGGACAGGAGGGATTGAAACTACTCTTCGGTTCTTTTCGGGTCGGGCCGAAAACACCGGGTACACCATGCCGAAATGGCAAGACGGGAAGAGACACAAAAAACTGACATGGTTATATCCCAAACTTCTATGCCAAGAAATGACAGGATATTTCATCGAGTCGGCCGATCAAATGGACTTGGCAATACGCACGCTAAACTGTCGGATTGGTCGATTCCCTATGAAATGCCCCGTTAGGTATGCAATCATAGAATCCATGAATCCTGTCCTTGCTGACTGTAAGGACAGGTCGAATATTTGGGAATCAGTATGATCTTCGGCCTACTCTGCTTCGCGGTGTTCAGCTTCCTGCTTTGGCTAGGATGGGGACATTAAAAGCTAATCCTAAATAGTTCCAGTCCACCATCGATAGCAAGCCCGGAGGCCGCGCCAATAGCGCTTCCGGGCCATTTATTTATCAGGTATCCAGAGAAAGCTCCGACGACAGTGAACGCAGTCCTCTGATACCAAAGGCTTTTATTTAGGGCTGTCTTGACTGCCGCCTGGGCCGCTAGAGCCTCTTGCTTTCTCATAGCTAACGATTGCGCTAATAGAGTCGTGGAGTCCAGAAGCGAGGACTGCAACTTGCCTAACTGACTGTTCAAGTCCACTACCTGCGGCACTAAGTCGCTGGCTTTCTGCGAGAGCGCCGCTGAGGCTTGATCCAAGTCGTCCCATGAGAGCATCGTCGGCGGCGACAATACCGTTGTACTTTGCGAGGGCTGTTCTGAGGTCGGCTGATCCTGAGCTACGGCCCAGGCAGAAGCCACCAATAGCAAGAGCGCCAGCAAGCATAATCGCACCGAGAATCCACTTCCAATTCTTAGCCATTTCATTGCTCCCCCTGTTTAGGTTCTTGCATTTCCGGCCCATGCCGAACGTCTATAATTTTGTCCCCTCCGACATAGGCTAGAACGACGGCACCAAGGATCGATACAAGCGAGGTTGTAAAAGAGGCGGATAGGGTGAATACGACTATGTACGTCAGTATTGCCATACACCATACGGTTATCCAGAATGTCGTCCGTTTATATACCGCCTTCCGTTTCATCACTCCTCCAAAATACAAGGGCTCCGAGATTTCGGCCTCCTTGGCTAGAAGGGGACGAAGGCGCCTCGGAGCCCTCTATACCACTCAAGGCACTAAGTTACCTTAGTACTTCTTGTGGGATTTCTTGCGCCTGTTCATGGCCATCGTGGATTTCCTTTCCCGAGTTTATGTGTTCGGGGCACTAGCCAACATGCTACTTGGGGACCGCCAGGAACCCAAGGTCCTATATACAAAGGCGACCGTGAGGGACGCCCTTATACTACTTTGTCAAAAATCCGTAGGCTCACCGGATAGCCTTCACGAACCGTCCGCGAACCGCCCTCTATCGGATCGTAGGTGACGCCTTCCCTCGTAATAACACCTTCGGCATGAACTACGAAGTGCGTGACTCCCGTATTGTCGTTATGCCACTCGGCGATGATGTGGGCCTTGTCAGGATCGACTACGAGGCCAATCGGCCAGTGTCCAGGGCGGAACTTCAGCATGTAGCCGAGGAGGTTCACGAATCCCTGTGG